TGACACACGTGCTCGGGGGTTGGACGCCGGCCATGACGACGCTGGTAACGATTGTAGTGCTCGACATGGTTTCCGGCTTTTCGCGCGCCGCCATTCAGCAGCGCCTCAGCTCCAAGGAGTCGTGGGCGGGCATCGGCAAGAAAGTGATGATGTTCGTGGTCATCTGTTTGGCCGCACAGGTGGATAGGCTGCTAGACGCCAACAACGTGATTCGCAACGCGACGGTCATATTCTACTGCGTGTCGGAGAGCCTGTCGGTGCTTGAGAACGTGGTTGCGGCGGGGATGCCGGTGCCCGACGTGATTCGGGACGCGCTGGCCCAGTTGTTAGAGCGCAAGGGCAAGCCGCCGAAGGAATAGGGACAGACCCCGCCAGCCAGTTTGCACAGTACCCGCCACGCGTGCTAGGCGCGTACCAGGGCGGGTCACGGTGTCAGCAATGGCACCGCCCATAGCCGAGGGGGCATTCTCGGCATAGCCACGAGCAGGCGGACAGGGACGCCGCCTCACGGGTCAGTGTGCCCGCCCAAGCCAGCGGGCGCTATGAGAAACGCCGTGAGGGCTAGATACGGCAGCGGGGGCAGTACCCGCCTCGTGGCATTGCTTCTGAGACAGCTGCGAGGCTTGGGCGAGGCGCGGCCACCGCCGGTGTTGACCCTCTACTGGACGTAGAGTTGTAGCCGGCGGGGTCGTGCCAATAGAGGTAGAGCAATGACCAACTACGACCGCTACCTCGCCAAGCAGATGCGCGATTGGCGCTTCCGCCTGTGGTACGTGCTGCTGAGGCCGTGGCATCAGGTGACACGCATGAGGATACAGCGGCGCATTTGGCGAGAGCGCGTGGCCGAGCGGCTGGATTGGTACGTGGGGGAGCGGTGAATCGCCGAACTGGATACTTAGAGAGGGGCGCGTGACCGACAGGCAGGCATTATGGGCTAACCGCATCGTGGGCCACGGCGTCAAAGAGGCATCGCAGTTTCAGGCCAACGACAAAAACTGGCGGACGCATCCGCAAGCGCAACGGGACGCGCTACATGGTGCGCTCAACGAGGTTGGGTGGGTTGCGCCGGTAGTGGAGAACAAGCGCACCGGCCTCCTGGTAGACGGTCACGAGCGCGTGTGGCAGGCGCTACAGAACGGCGACGCGCCGGTGCCCTACGTCGAGGTGGACCTGTCGCCCGAGGAAGAGGGCTACGTGCTGGCGACGCTGGACCCGATAGGCGCGATGGCAGCCGCCGACAAGGAGCAACTCGACGCGCTCTTGCGCGAGGTGCAGTCGGGCGAGGCGGGCGTGCAGGCGATGCTGGCGGAACTGGCGGAGGATGCCGGCTTGTACCAGGAGCCCAAGGAAGCCCCCGAGCCGCAGGTGGACCGGGCCGAGGAACTGCGCGGTAAGTGGGGCACCGAGCGCGGGCAGGTGTGGCAGGTCGGGCGGCACCGGCTGATGTGCGGGGATTCGACGTGCGCGGAGGACGTGGCGACGCTCCTCGATGGGGCCAGGCCGCTGCTGATGGTGACGGACCCACCGTATGGGGTGGAGTACGATCCGGCGTGGCGCGCTAGGGCGGGGGTGAATCAGAACGACGGCAAGATGGGCGTGGTGGCCAACGACTGGCGTATAGACTGGCGCGAGGCGTGGGCATTGTTCCGGGGCGACGTCGCCTACTGCTGGCATGCCGGTCGGCATGCCAGCGCGGTTCAGGACAGCCTCGCATCGGCGGGATTCGCCGTGGTGGCGCAGGTCATCTGGAACAAGGACCGTTTTGCGCTCTCTCGAGGTGACTACCACTGGAAGCACGAGCCGTGTTGGTATGCGGTAAGGGAGGGCGCGGCGCACCACTGGGCGGGAGCTAGGGACCAGTCTACGGTGTGGGACGTGCCGCGAGCGGACGACTCAGGACACGGCCACGGCACCCAAAAGCCGGTCGAGTGCATGGCGCGGCCTATCCGCAACCACGAGGGGGACGTATACGACCCGTTTCTCGGCTCGGGCACGACGATGGTCGCCGCCGAGCAACTAGGCCGCGTCTGCTACGGCATGGAGATCGAGCCCAAGTACGTCGCCGTGGCGCTAGAGCGCATGGCGGGCATGGGCCTGGAGCCGAGGCTGGCGGAAACGCAAAACCCCGCCGGTCAAGGCGGGGCTTCGGGTGGCGCGTGACCTACTCGGCGGCTTCGGGCGCATTGATGACCCTGATGATGTCCTGCATTTCGTCAAAGCCAACGCGCTCGGGGTCCAGGGCCAGGGTGAGCCGGTCGAAGGCCAGGATGGTGGCCTGGGTCTTCGTGAGGCCGTAGGTGGAGCAAAGCAGGTCGATCTGGTCCAGGGTGTAGCCGGGAAGGCGGACGTTGAATTGCTCGTTCATGGATCTCCTTTACGCTTGAACCGTCACCGTCGTCACGCCTGCCTCGACTGCGCGTCGCTGTGCAGCTTGCCGGGCCTCGGTGAACGTGCCCGTCCAGGCGAAGGTCTCCCGGCCCACGGTGAAGAACCAGCGGCCTCGGCCCCGGGGGGTGCGCCCGTTATTGGCAAACTGCCACTGAGCGGTGTTCACCTGGACCTGATTCGTACGTGTCATTTCGGGTCTCCTTTGCGGCTGCGTTCGTCCTATCTAGCACTATCATAGCACAACGCTAGCGGGCTGTCAAGGGGTTGGGGCCACGAGTTTCGCCACGGTTCTGTAACGAATAGGGATTCACATGGCAACCGAGCGCGTCAAAACCCAGCGCATCATCGACTGCCTACGGGAGACGAACGGCCTCGTCTCGCTGGCAGCCAAGCGCGTGCCGTGCAGCGTGACGACCATTTACAAGCGGGCGCGGGACGTCGCCAGGGTGCAACAGGTCATCGACGAATGCCGCGGCGAACTGGTGGACCTCGGCGAACTGGCCCTGCGCCGGGCGGTGGTCAACGGCGAGCCGTGGGCGGTCGGCCTGGTGCTCAAGACGCTCGGCAAGAACAGGGGCTACGTCGAGCGGCAGGAAATCCAACAGGACGGCGTGACGGTGCTGCGCGTGGTCTACGGCGACGGTGAAGATGCCGGACCTGACGGTTAGGCTGCACAAGCCGCACGCCAAGCAAGTGGCCTTTATGCGCTCACCGGCCAAGCGCAAGGTCATCGTGGCGGGCAGGCGCGGCGGCAAGACGACCGGCTGCGCGGACCTCGCCGTGAAGGGGATGCTCGCCGGCCATCGGGTGCTGGAGGCGGCGCCGGTGGCCGACCAGACGACGGCCTTCTGGGATACGTGCAAACGCATCCTCGCCGAGCCGATACAGGCTGGCGTGGTGTACAAGAACGAGACGGAGCGCCTGCTCAGGATGCCCGAGTCAGCGGGTGGGGGCCGCATCAGGACCAAGACGGCCTTCAACGCGGATACGTTGCGCGGCGACTATGCGGACCTCCTGATTCTGGACGAGTACGCGATGATGGAACCGAGCGCGTGGGATGAGGTGGGCGCCCCGATGCTCCTGGACAATGACGGCGACGCGGTGTTCATCTCGACGCCGAAGCGTAAGAACCACTTCCATTCGCTGTACGTTCGGGCGCTGGGCGACGATACGGGGCGGTGGGCGGCGTTCCAGTTCACGTCACACGACAACCCGTACCTGTCACGCGAGGCGCTGGCCGAGATCACGGCTGATATGACCGAGGACGCCTACCGCCAGGAGATCCTGGCCGAGTTCCTCGACAACGAGGGCGCGGTCTTTCGCAACATCGGGGCCTGCCTGCACGCGCCGCTCGACGTGGAGCCCAAGGCGCACAAGGGCCATCACGTGGTGCTCGGGGCGGACTGGGGCAAGAAGGGTGACTATACGGCCTTTAGCGTGGTGTGCGCGGATTGTCGGGCGGAGTTGGCGCGCCATCGGCGGAACATGCTGGACTATCACGTGCAGCGGCAGGACCTGGTGACGCTCTGCGAGCGGTGGGGCGTGGACCAGATCGTGCCCGAGGCGAACGCGATGGGCGAGCCGATCATCGAGGAGTTGCGGCGTGACCCGGCCTTGCGCGGTGTGGCGATTGAGCCGTTTGACACGACGTCAACGAGCAAGCCGCCGCTGATCGAATCGCTGCGGCTGTGCTTTGAGCGGGTAGAGGGCCAGTGGCAGGCGGACCCGATCTGGACGGGCGAGCTGGAAGCCTACGAGGTCAAGTATTCGGGCCAGGCGGGGCGGCCGGTGTATTCAGCGCCTGAGGGCGTGCATGACGATACGGTGATGGCGCGTGCGCTGGCATGGTGGGCGGTGGCCCGACCCTCGCGGGTGTCCTACATGCCGAGCATCTACGGATAGAGGACGGTGGGAATGTCGTCTCTGTATAACACGGACCAATACCTGAGCGCGGCGACATTCGAATACCGCAAGCAGGCGGAAGAGGACGCGAGGCTCGACCAGATTGCGCGTGCCTGGAAATACTACAACGGCCAGCACGACAAGGCGCTCAAGGTCGTCACCGGTCAACCCGACGACAATGTGGTCATCAATCTGGCCCGCTTCCTGGTAAACAAGGGCGCATCGTTCCTGTTCGGCAAGGGCGTGGACTTTGAGTTGGCTGAGGGCGAGCGCACGCCGGAAGAGGAATGGCTGGACGAGGCGTGGAAGCGCAACCGCAAGAAGACGCTGCTAAACCGTCTCGCCATCTCGGGCGGGGTGACGGGCCACGTGTTCGTCAAGATCGTGCCGGAGGATGGGCGGCCCTATCCGCGCCTCATTTCGATAGAGCCCGAATATGTGCGCGTGTACTGGGAAGCGGAGGACATCGAGAGCGTCTGGCGCTACCGCATTCAGTGGACGGAGTTTGACCGCGACCAGAAGGCGTTAGAGCGGCGGCAGGACATCGAACGCCAGGATAACGACACGTGGCGCATCGTGAACCTCATAGCGCGGGGCGGCGGGCGCTGGATGGAAGACCCCGACAACCCGCCGGTGGCCTGGAAGTACCCGTTCGCGCCCATCGTGGACTGTCAGAACATGGTGAACCCCGGCTCGTATTGGGGCCTGGGCGACCTAGAAGACCTTTCGGAGCAGGACGCCATCAACTATGTCGCGTCTAAGGTGCAACGCATCCTGCGCTACCACGCCCACCCCAAGACGGTCGGCAGGGGGTTCATGGGTGAGGACGTGAAGGTGTCCGAGGACCAGACCATCATCCTG